GGACGAATGAGTATAGTCGGCCGATTACGTACGGCATCCAGCTTATTGAAGTGGAATACGAGCATTTTGCTATTGACGTTGTTGCGTAACGAACGCTTCACGGATGTGCGTGGTATTTGCTAGCCATTGAAGTCTGGAACTTTCGCTAGTGGTGTGAGCGTCCAGACTATCAGCGTGGCTGTGGTGACGGTCCCAGTGGCGTCGACTGTAAGAGAAACGCAGTTGGTCTGCACGTAAAGAGACTTAATACATGAGTACGTAGTCGTGCTCGTTAAGAGGTCAGAAGTGCCAGTGGCGATGCCAGTCGTGGCTGTCGAGTAGTAGAGACCACTGTCGTTGCTTTCGTCCTGCCAGGCGGTGGCCATAATGTCGGTCAGCGTGTTAACTCCTGTGCCGACCACCGATGCGGTGAACAGGTAATACCCAGCTGGGATGGGGACGGTAATGCCAAGGTTGTTGCCGATAACGTAACCGTTTTGGTTTGTCGTAATCTTTCCGGTTGTGGTCATCATGTCGGGGGTAACGGCACCTTGGTCAACAGTGTCGGAGTAGACTATCGACAAGTTGGGCATAGGGGGGAGCTGGAACTTGAACAGTTCGATGTCGTACACAACGCGCACACGTCCAAGTACCAGGGTGCTGGCTCCCGAAACAGTGCCTTGAATGGCGACTGTCATCTTGCCCAGGTCGTAAAACTTAGCGTCGGAAAGGTCGCTCGGAGCTCCGGTGTAGAGGAGCCCGCCTGCGAAAGTTTGCTGTGGGTCGCATTCGATTGGGTGATAGAGATCGCACGATGGTTTCGTATTACATGAAAACGAGGTGTTCAACATGGACGTCATGTCAATCATACGGTCGTCGTTCACGTCGTACTCGGTTGCCATGGCAATCGTTCCGAGTGACTGGTTTGCGCCGTTGAAATCCGAGCTGGTTGACTCGAAACAGAAGACTATTCCGTGTGCTTTCCATTGATCAAATTTGTCGGCAATTCCAGACAACAGAGGGAAGGTGGTCGCGTTCGCCGGGTTGATGGTGTACTGAAAACTGTTGAATAGTCCGTTGGCTTCGGAGTAGACGTCTCCGATGTACTCAGAGTGTCGGACTCGGACGCTGTTTCCACTTGATTTAAATGAAATTTGTCCTGGTCCGTTTCTGAGGGAGTTGGAGTTCTCGGTATTTGACATGATGCTGTTACTTTTAACAGTGTATCTGCCAAATCCGGCGATCTTGGAAACGACGCTCCCAACGGCTCCACCAATTTGCGGCATCCCAACGAGCGCTCCAAGGGCGGTACCGCCACCGACGATCGTATCGCGATTGACGATTCCCTTGAGCTTCGTTCTAACTGCTGCGGCGACAGCATTTTCAACCGTTGCGCGGAGGGAAGTGGGCGCGGGGTTGGGGTTCTCTCTCGGGCCAATGAAAGTCGTTTGGCGGGAGGAAGCACGGACAGGGGCCGGGGTGCGGCGTTGCCGTGTGATTGTCTGTGCATTTCTACGGGGCATGAAATGGCTTGTTAAACTCTGAGCTAACGCTAGAGGTACAGTAATGGTATTGATTGTATATAATTTGTTACACTTATTTCGCACGCGGCTCCACTGCGCGTGCGTCACTCCTCTTTCGAGGCAGCGATCAGCCCTTTCAACCGGTCGACGTAACGATCGGATGTGATCAACTCCGTGTTGTGTCGTAGCTCGTGGTGAATTGAGGCAATCTGTTCCAAGGTAGGTTTCGCTGACGTGAACAATCCGAAGAGGGATTTTGCCCACGTGATGAGGGAAGCGTACCACACTCCATTGATGAGTTGGTAGTGGTGGCTGCAGAACTTGAAGTTTGTTGGGGTGCACTCCTCCGGGACTTCCTTGAGTGGAAAACCCGTGTCCAAGTACGCGTCGAAAAGACGCTGGGGTGTCCACCCGAGGGGGACGACTTCGAGGCAGTCATCCCCTTGGATCTTGACGAAGTCGAAAGGCTCGGAAACGTTGGGGTTGTCGAGCCATCCTCCGGTGGGTTCGGAGCGGGTCGGTGGGGGATGTCCTCTCTCGTCTTCGGCGATGATATTGACGTAGGCGTTGAGCAGGTGACGCGACCCCGTTTGCTTGGCGGTCGTCTCGTAGCTGCCGCTGGGGAGGACGTTTCTGCCGTTGTCTTTGGCGAGTAATGCGCCGTCAGGCATCGCGTAAACGCAGTTGGTTTTCAGTGGAACCCAGAGGCGAATGGCGCGTTGCCACCGTAGGCATTTGTCTGCGTTGGAGCAGCACATAATGCGCACGTCATTGTCAGCTTGCATTAGCTGCTGAGTCTGCTTGGTGTCGAATCCGGACATGTCGTCGTTGACGAGGATTCTCCCGGAGGGTGCATTGCATCTAACCATTTCGCCAAACACGTGTATCTGCCGGTCGCTACAGCCGTTGCCGACAGTGGCAACGCCTTCGGGGAAGCCAGCCTTCATGAACCGGTTCCAGGCGTTGCCAAGGACGCGCTCAACGATCTGATCTGTTAGGTCAGGACAGCATATTATCCTGAACCTCTTCTCCAACACTTTCTTGACGGTGTGAGGCTCGTTCTTCTGGCTCGGTCGCTGTGGTGACACGTAACCCTCGCAGAGTGCCCACAGGGGGTCGCCTTCAGCAAGTTTCAAGTCGGTGTCGTCGCAGCCAAGCATTTTCATCAATTTACAATAAACACTATAAACAACTACTTCTATCTCCGCTCTCAGAACATCTCCGTTGGTGCCGTAATAAAGTAAGAAAGGATATCCGGGGGTGGATGTCAACTGTACCTCATACACGGCGTCGACCACTAGTCGGCCGATTCCTTGGGCGTTGATGTTGCTGTCTTCGAGCTCGCGGGGCTGGGCGTAAGAGCCGTAGGAATGACGTACTCTCCTGACTGCTCGTTGAAGTACATTCGGGTCAAGTCCGCCTGCTTTGGATCCCCGCGACGCCTGTATCTGTAAGGAATTGTAAAGGTGTCCGACTGACTCTTGGGGGTATGCGTAACCGCAGAGCTCTGGGAAACTCGCTTGGTCGGTTTCGCTAAGGAGACGCTCTCGTTTGGACTGGGTGATCTGGAAGGCCGCGCACGTCCCGACCTGGTATAGGTTTTCGGTGACTTGGCGCTTCTTGATTGGCTGGTAGGCTCCACGCGAGAGGTGGTAGTTAAGCCACCGCTCGCCCCCGAAGCGGTTAGCTGAAAATCCGAATCAGACTCAGGGATCACTCCAACATTATCAGTCGTTGGAAAAGAAACTTTGAGCGTGGAGGTCTGAGACAGAATTATGCCGAGGCAGTCGGGGCACTGGCAGAGCGTGGGTGAGAAGGTGTCTTTTCTCAGCCGATAGCGCCCACCACCGGCGAGGTAGTAGGGCATCTCTCCCCGACAGTGTGGGAACCGGTCGAGGTGGTAGGTTTGGTACACGGTTGCCACGAGGTCCCCGACATTAGTGTCGAGAAGGAGAGCGCAGTAGTTGAGGGGATCGTCGTGTGCGATTTCGTCCCACTCAGTGTAGTCAGCATGGTCCAGAATGACTGCGGCCGTGGCCCTCCAGAGGCTGCCCTCAGGAGGCTTGGAATCCGGACTGCTTTCGGGCAGGACGTCCGGGACGGTAGCGTACTCCGTTTCAAGTTTCACAAGCTGGCGCTGCAGCGTTTTGACTTCATCGACGTGTGGGTCGGGGAATTTCTTCTCTTTGTAAGCCTGGATTGCGCGTTGGTATTGAGAGACGTCGAACTTCAACCTGTTTATGAGGTCGATGTCTTCGTTCTTCAAAGCGGCATCTGCAAATGAACGCTGCGCAGCCACGAGATTCGTTTCGTGTTTCTTGAGCTCTGTGTCGCTGGTGGCGAGGACTCGCATTCGTTGCGTGTCCTTGTTCAGGTCCGAAATGCGGCAGCGTAGGGCCACGATCTCGGGGTTCTTGCGCATCGCAGCTTTGGCGTCGTCTGTGAACAAGAGGTCTCGCTTGATCTTGGGCTTGATCTGCAACAGACCGACGAAACGGGTTGCAAGGTCAGCCATGTCTCCCTCGATCTCCTCAAGAGTCTGCTCCTTGACCTTCGGGAGGAGAGCTGCAATGGGATCTTTGCCGTCCGTGGACGCCGTTTTCCCGCTGGAGGGTACGGGAAGGGGAGGGAGG